CGAACTTGTCCACACCTTCGTCACCTGCGAATTCAAAAAATCTCATCCTAGGCTCGCCAATTGTTTTCGAGTATCGGCCAACTGCTGTTCGAGTTGCTTGATCTGATCTTGCAGTTGTTTTTTTTGATCTTGCTGTTGTTTTGCTGCCAATGCTGCTTGTTTTGGATCTAAGCCACCGGGAGGTTGTCCGCTCTGCGGTGGGGTTTGACCTGGAGTGGGTCGTCCCGGTGCGGCCTGGCCTGGTGGGCTTCCGGGCGTTGGGGCGGGAGTTGGTGCCAGTTCTTTGACCTGTAAGAAATCGCCGACACTGATGATATCAGAAAATCTCATTAGCCTGCTAATACTTTTAGTAAACGACTTTGATAGTTGATGCTTTCTCGCTGTTCGCGACCTGCGGCTTCAACTCCTCCTGCGGCTGGTTCTGCCGCGGCAAATTCATCGGCGGCTGGTTCTTCGGCTGGCATATTCATTTCATCTGGTGGTGCCGCGGCCATGTCGCCTTCGGCACCCGGTTCAGCACCTAGCATGCCTGCGGCTTGTTCTTCTCCTGTGAGTGCGCGAACGCCGGTTGATAGTGTTTCTCTCGCACTTTTTAAATTTTCGAGTGCTTGCTGGATGGCAGGTGCCACTGTAGAAATAAAATTCTTAGCCTGCTCTTGTCCCATCTCGTCACGGATCGAATCACCTAGCTGGAGCAAGGTATCATTCTCCATGCCAGAAAGTTCTTCAATCCAGCGGCCTACTCTGTCTACCATTGTCTTGGCTGTAACGATCGCACTGGCCTGTTGGATCTCGCCTTCTGTTACCTTAGTCATTTCATCTCCTTGATTGACTGATTCATTTTTTTCTTTGTTGTGTTGCTTCCATGCTGTCGCATAGGCGATCGAACGTTCTTTATCTGTTAGTTTTCCATCATCGGCATAGCCTTTCTTGATGTGCTTGACCATACGCTCGGCCTTGGCTCCTGGAGGCGCTTTTTCGATCTGGATACTTTCATAATCCTCGTCTGAACCGTGACCTGCTGACGCTAGAGCATAGCCGTCATCGGTCTCTCCACCTTCGTCTTCAGAATCATTGCCACCGTGCTCATCAACTATCTTGTCCCACAGTATCTCGATCATCTTGTCGTAATCGTTGATGACATCGTTCATGCCTTTTGAGGCCAGCTCGTCTTTGACTTCATCCATCATGTTTTGTAGAACATCCGCCACATTTGGGCCCATTTCGCCTTCTAGTGCAGCGACAAGATCTTCTTCATCTCCTCTGTCTGCTAATGTCTGTAGATCTATATCGATCTCGCTCATACCTTCATCTACATCTGCTTCGATGATGTGTTCATCGCGTTCTGCGATCTCAGAGTTGATAGCATCCAGCATCCATTGAGCCTGATGATAAGCATCATTTTCTAGATTTTCGTTAAACCCGCTCTGTCCACGGATCTGGCTTACCTGTGTGCGTAGTTTGTTGCGAGCATCATGCAGTTGTGCTAGATCAAAATTTTCTAGGTTGACGGTTTTTCCGAAAACTTTGAGTATGCTTTCGTTTAATCGCTTGCTTGATCTATTAATTTTAAAAAGGTCTGTGGTTTTCATATTGTCCAATCCAGGATTATGTATTATTTATTCAATCGTCTGCCAAAGTCTTAGCGATATTTTTAGATTTTTCTGCTCTATCTCTGCTTTCTATGTACCGAGAATACAGCATGTCAGCACGATCGTAATCTGGTTTTTCTAAGGCTTTTCTGTGCTGTGTGCGCAGTATCTGACTGTCGACGAACCATTTTCCATATTCCTGATCTGCGGCATATATTTTTTGTATCTGGATAGAACTAGGATTCCTATAACATAGATTAGCTAATTTTATAGCCACTGCATTGAGGTAGACATTGACAAACAGCATTTGATCTCTTTTTTTGATGTGTTTTAAATTTCCTTCGCTGATTATCAAAACATCTCCGACTAATATTCCTTCATCAGTTTTTATGGGAAGGATTTGATCTGCCTGTATCAGTTTCTTCTGTGCAGAATTTATGAATCTATCTAGACGTTTAGAAATATCAGTCATAAAAAAAAGGACCTATGGTCCTTATTTAAGTGGGAAGATCTTTAAAATCCAAACATCTGGACGATAGCTGCTAAATCTACATGGGCCGCCCATCCCAGGGCAGCGATAGCACCTAGTCCTAGATACATCCATCTATTTTTAAAATGCTCTATTTCTTCTATTTTCGCTGCCAACGCCGCGTGTGTTTTGCGATCCTCTTCGTGCAGAGAATTAGCATGCTCGTAAAATCTATCTCTATTTGTACGGTATTCGGTAAGCATTTCTTCCATTTTACCGTCTAACAGATCTCTAGTACGATCGAGACAATCATGCATGTCTTTGACATCGATTTTGAGATCGTCAATCTTTTCATCTATGTGCTGTACTTTGGTTTCCAGCACGCTCACTCGTTCTGCTACTACGGCCATTCCGGCTCTCCTTAGGTTAAGTCAAGTGCTCGCTCCGAGCCATGTGCCTAAATTAAAGTCGCCTTAAATTTGCCTTTATAAAGTATATTTATCATGATCACCGTGATTCACGTATCCAAATATTGATTTTAGAACCTCTAGTTTGGAACGCCGCAGGATCGATGATCGCTGTGTTATTTAGTCCGTCAACGACAGGCACACCATGGAGATCTGTTTTCAATAATCCCACTGGATCATCTGCTGTGGCATAGACTAGATCTCGTTCAGTTTCGAATTCCCATATCCAATAGGCAGCATGACCCTCGGCTGGGTCAGGCAATCTACCGGTCTCCATACAAGGATCTTTGGTCCAATCTATATTGGCACGTATACCGAGGGCTTGGAGGAGGCTGTTGAAATTAGCCTGTTGTCCTAGTTTGATCTTATCCGTCTCTGATCGTGAGGCCCGGCTTCTGGTGATATCTACTAGGGTTATGATTCGGTAGCGTTCCATAATATGCTACTATTTACAGAGATAAAAAAAGAGCGGAATAAATCCGCTCTTCCCTTCCCATCCCGAGGAATCTAATTACTGTGCGTTAGCAAACAGAGGATAGCCTGTGGCTCTTGTTACTGTAGCACTACCTAAGTTCACAGAATTGACTGTACCAAGACCTTGCACTTCGTCTTCTAAGTGTGCAGCCAATGTTTCTGAGTTGGTACCGTCATAGGTGTCAGTTCCGAACTCGCCCTCGATCATCACGTCGAACATACGGCCTGCGCCAGAACCATTTGTTCTTAGTGCGCTTACGCCTACGATTGTTGTGATTCTAGACATTGCAGAAATGATTGCTTGAAACGCACCGCCTGGACCCATGTTGGCTGATGATAGGTCTACTGCTGCTACAATGTCAACAGTGTACTTGTCAATGGTTTTACCTAAAAACGCACGACCACGTGTTGAGTCAATTGTTGGATTTACTTTTGTTACGACTGCCATGATATTTTCTCCTTATCTCTAATATCTCAGTCCCGCTCCGGGACCGGCAATTATGAGAATCGCCCGATTCTCATTAGTATTTATAGATTTTGGAAAAAAACGTGCTCAATCGGCTCTATATGGAGTCCAACGATCTCTAGGCACTAATTTTACAGCATCATCGGTGCTCATGTAACCCTCACCCCCGGGCTTACCTCCTGTGTGAGCCACGATATCACCTTCAGCCTGGTCCAGTTCTCGTATAACTTCGTCTTTGGCTTTCATTAATTCTACTACCAGAGAAAACATTCCGTCCATCACGCCTGGATTGGTTTTGTCGAGGTCGGCGATTTTTGCCTGCTTGCCGGTGCTTACTTTGCTGTTCTGCAGCCACTGGAAAAAACTAGCCGAATCGATTTTATCTAAGGCCTTGGCCTTAGATTGATTGTTGACGAAGGTATAAATGATAGTCTGTAGATCTCCTAGTCCAGAGACCGGAGCCAATAGTTTGTCTACTTTAGGACCGATCTGATTAGCCAACTTTTCGATAACGCTGAGATTGTCGGCATTGACCGCAGGTTTCGTGGTCATATATGTTTGTCCAAACACCACCAGTTCTGGATTACCTGCGAATATTTCTGGCTCTGCGAAATCTTCACCTGATTTATCGCCGAAATATTCAAACACTTTATGTGCTGCCACTGCTACTTTAGCACCAGCGATGCGTCTTCCTATTTCACTCTGTCCCTTGACAGAATAGGTAGTCTGATTAGGAGTGAAACTCATCTTTCCATCAGCGCCATCGTAGGGTTTTCCGGGATGGAATAATATATCCCCGTACACATAGCCGCGGAAATCTGCGGGGGTAGCCTTTTCGAACACGGGCCACATCGCAGCCATATCACCAGCGAACTTCTCGCGCCAATCTTCGCCCTTGCCTCTGCTCATGATGAAAGATTTAAGATCGTCTGGACTAGATGATTTACCTTCTTCACGACCCCAGTTGTTCTTGCCCACCATGCGGAATGTGCCGTCGTCATCACGACCCCAATACACAGTGGGATTGCCATCCCACTTAATAGATATCTTTTTCTCTGGTTGGCTTAACCCTTTAAGAACTTCTACGGCACGTCGAGCGCCGTTGGGTTCCGTGAACACTAGATCTTCGAGATGATTGAACTCGCGGCCTACTTTCTTAGGAGCAGGCGCTTCGTTTTCTAATAGTAGTTCCCAGGCTCTCATTTTACGATATCTATGATTCTGCGCATCCAACCTATAGTGCCCGGTTGATAATTTTCTACCATTTCATTCTTGGGAAGTTCGATTCCCGAACGTCCTAGAGTTTCTCGGGCAGCCGCGACTAATTCTTCATAGTTGGGTAATTTTTTTATGTACGCGATGATATTTTCTACAGAACGTATATCTTTAACCGTGGCGGTCTTGCCTAGCAGGGTTTTTGCTATGGTATTCCAATCATCCCCTCCTGGAACTGTTTCGTCAGTTTCTACATTCATGAGACCAAATTTGGGGGAATATTTCATTCCTCTTGCCCTGGCAATGCTACTTAATAGTATATGACGATGTTCTCCGCGGAAAGGGCTATCTGGTCCGCTGCCTAGCATGCTACCTTGTTGGAATTTAGGATTGGCTGAAAACATGAAGTCTGTCTGCGCAAACCCGTTTGCAGGATCTCCGTTGATAGGAGTTTTTAAGTGTACATTATCTCCGCTCAATTTCACAGACTCTTTTCCGAATATAGTTCTCAGTTTGTCTGCGAATTCTGTCTTGTTGATTTCGTTGGCATCTACTGAAAGATCGAGGTCTCCGCTGTCGGCTTTGCGTCCCGTGGTACCTAACCATTTGATAGGTACTCCTTCTTCATCCTTGTCAGTTGAAAAATCGACTGCTGTTTCCTTTTCTAGATAGGCGATAGTGGTAGGGATTTCTGATCTAGTGATCCTGCGGGTCAGAGGCTGTTTATCCGCATCTTTAAATATGTTTCCTCCTTCGAATACATTATTCTTCATTTTTGGATTCTTCTAATTTTCGTTTCTGTCTGCGATCTTCTGCGATCCTTCGCACTCCTCGCACGAATTTGCTGGGATCTTGACCCTTGACAGCATTTATCAATCTACGCTCTAGTTCGTGGGCCTGATCTGGTTCATAATGTTTATGGATGCTTTCTAATAGGTTGATAGCAGAGTTGATGATATTAGTGGCTCTGCTTTCGATTAAAGCGTCAGTGCTGCGCACTTCGGCTATGCTGTTTAATTCCTGTAGAATGCTTCTGGTTTTAAGTTTCATATAAGTCTCGACTATACGATGTATTTAACTGATTTGATATCAATATTACAACATGTTTAATCTAATGTCAAATCTCAGTATTTTGTGCGGTCGCACATGTCTCAGTATAAATACTGATACACAGGAGATACACAGATGATCAAAAACTTTTTCAAATCTTTCATAGATTTTATCACAGACGCACAAATGCGTAGAGCAGAGCAAGTCCTTGCCTACTACAAGAAAAATGGAACGCTAGGGGCTAGGGTATGGCGATGAAATGGATGATAGCTCTTTTTGATTCTATAATGCTGGCTAGAGAAGCAGTCACACTGACCCGACAGAACAAGTATGAAGAAGTGAGGAAACTGATGCTAGGCGAGAAGCGTGTTTGAACGTTATCTAGCACTTTGGGATCCTTGGGTAGAATACTATTGCAAAGTAAGATTCGGTCCGAGTTGGCGTTGGTATTACCTCAATTGGGAAAATAACAGAGAATTTTTACCATAAATAATCTTGTTTTACGAAAATAAAGATATATAATAGTAAGACACACACGGAGATCATAATGTTCACCCCAGAGTTTTTTATAGACATCATACAGAACACCAAACGCTCTGTATCCAGACGCATCATTCAAGACGAACAACTACAACGAATAGCAGATCGTTATCTAGATGCACAGACAGATTTCGCCAAGATGATAGTGCTCAATGCCATCGATCTGGCTAAGTATTCTTTGGATCAATGCGGTCCTAAGAAGGAGCAGGCTTCACGGGCTCCCTACAAAGTAGAAAAAGAAGCCAACTAAGACATACACACACAAGGAGAAAATTATGTCAAATACATTTATTGTACCAGAAGTAAAAGCACCCGAAGTCAAGTTCAACAAGAACGGCTATGAGATCCGTACAGAGATCCTCAAAGAAGCCAAAGACATCGTTGCACAAGAGTTCACCTACAAATGGCAGGGTTGGGAAATGTCAGCCCAGCGCGATGACAAAACTGGTCAGATCGTTACCACAGTAGGTATGCCTGAATTTCCAGGTCTAGACAAAGTTCTAGAAACTGCTGAAAAGATGTATGCTTTCGTTAATCAAGGTGTCAAGAAATAATATCGTCTGCGTAGCAGAATTATAGAATAGAAACCTCCTTCGGGAGGTTTCGTCTTATTCAGCAGTAGACTTAAAATCGTTGTAAATCTTAACGATATCTAAAGTCGACGGATCGCTGTTTTTTTCTTTAGGCAATGGTAGATTTTGCCATTCGTCTTCTGTGATATCAGTGACGATCATTAGTTTGTATGGATGGCCGTCCGACCCGTATAGTGTGATAGTTTCTAAGCCTACTGCACCATCTGCGGCCTGTTCTAGTTTCTTTGCTAAGGCTCTAAGTCCTCTGCGTTCTGCTACGATATAGCCTGTGCCGTTAGGCTCTTTGTGTGGATATAGATGTACTCTGCTCATTGTTCTCATTTTACATGTCTCACTTGATCTAGATTGAATTTCTTATGTTTATATACTGTAACATATTTTTATCCTTTTGTTAGTAACGAAACGCACTGTCAGATCTATATTCGCATTTTGCTTTGACGATCCTAGTATCTTTAGCCACCACTGCCAGATCCGCTCGGCATTGAGCCTCCAATGCGTAAGCAGCGATCCTAGATTCGGTAGGGGCATTGAAAGCCCAGACAACATACATTATCCACATTCTCCAACTCCGAAATGTTCTTTAATCAAACTTGCCGCAAGGTCTTCATCAAAAGGAAAAGGTTCACCTTTCCATTTCTGTAAAACTTCGGCACATTCCCGCACAATCAACTCAGCGAACTTATGAGTATCAAAGTGTAATTGTCCGTCTACTAGAGCACCCTCTACACGATGGCTCCAGCATTGTTTTTCTAGTTCTTGAATTCGTTCGTTCATGCGCTACTCCAGTCATTATTGGTAGTCTTTGGTTTGTTTTCTTCTTTTACTTGATCGATAAGTTTCTGTATAGGAAGTTCATGTGCAGGTTTGGGTTGTTTTCGATGTTGTATTTTTTTGTATATCTCTACAGGCACAGTCCATATGAGTATATAAATCAATAGACCCGTGCCTACAATCGGTCCCCAGACAAACATAAAAATCCATTTGAATATGTCAATTGCTTTGTCCATCAGATATTCTTAGCCAGTTTTTGTCGCTGTTCATCACTCATCTCGAAATCTCTTTGAGCACGATCCGGTTGACGCAGTTGATCATATTTTGGCCGTTCTGGATACTGTTTCTGCACAGTCTTGATCACCAACCAAGTTATGAACGCCATGCTGACGATGGCCATGTGTCCAAACACATTGTAGCCTAGATACCACATTTCACCAGCATACAAGGTAAATGCCAGGGCCCAAAAACATGCTAGCATGATGCTGGCGATGTATTTGATCTGCATGGGAGCATTTTTCAAACCATTGAAGTTGGGATCCAACAGTTGCCAAAAGGTCCTAAACAGTAAGCGTAAAAATTTGTATAATCCGTACATGATTATCCTTTCAGTGACATTCGGAATCGTAATACTGGCAGAACCAAAAATGCCATGCGAGATGTTGGTCCCTCACGGACCACAGTCCTGCTATGATAAGTGCAGTGATGCCGCATATGATGGCGGCGGCTATATAACCCCTCATTTAATCTCCTCTAGAGTGAACTTCTTGTGCTTGTATACTGTAACATATTCCGAATTGTTTTTGTAGCCCAATCTGCCCGATCCCCATAAGATTGGATGATCGTGGAATGAAATGGCATGAGGAACCACTACATCTAGATAACGACCGTTGCCCGTGCCCAGTGTGACGAATGTGATGTACTCTCGAGGTTTGGATTTGAACACGCGATAGTTAGCGACCAATCCACAGAACTCTACAGATCCTGGTTTTCTTATCTCTTGGCACACAGGTATGAATCTCTCTGATCGCCAGCGGCCAGTCTTCATGAGATCGTCTACCTCACCGCCTTCACCTATGGCAGGCACAGCGCCCGCCAGTTTGGCTTCTTGATGATAGACCCAGCGAGCATATGATCCTTGGCAGTGTTTCAGTGCTGCCTGCCAGAACCGTTCCGGATTATGTGCCTTCTGATAGGCCAAGGCCCAGATCAATCTACCTAGATTTATCGCATGGGCACGACATAGGCCAAAATGGCTTAACTCTCGCAGGGCGGCAAACACATCGTCCTTGCGGGGATGATTACCTACCAACTGCATGAACTCAAACATCTTTTCTTCGTTCTTCTTGGCGAATGCTCTGCGCCACATGTCTGCGGTGTATTGGTCGCAGCCTAGGATCTCCGATATTAGTTCTATGGCATCATCCTCGAACACGATAGTTTCATCGAAGTTGTCTTTGGACCAGTCCTGGAAGAACGATGCTTTCCGGCGGCCCATGGTAGCCACAGGGCGTATCAGTGCTGTGCCTAGTACACAGTCGGCACGACTCTTAGGACGGATAGCACGGAACAGTCTCTTCATCGCCGGCGACTCTGCCTGTGTAACTCCTAGAACATCTCCACGGCTCAGCAATTCGGCAGTGGCTTCATCCTCTTCTGGATAGTCTAATAAGTCACGCTGTTCTATTTCCCACAGTTGGCTCAGTCCGCGATTGGCCAGTATATCTATCTTAAAATGCTCTAGGTCTTCTATCTCATATTTGTCTAGCAGGATTTGATTATCGCCGTTGATTAGACTCTTAGGTACTGAACGATCAAATATCAGTATGCCGCCACAGTGTTTTGATATGCAGCGTTTCTTGCCTAAAAGTTTATTGGCCAGACGCTGTGCTTCCTCTACGAAACTCTTGTCAATGACGTTTTCTAGTTTGAAGTTGCGTTTCAGCGTGCCTTTGGCACCATAGCGTTTGGCTGCTTCTCTCAGTGCAGATTTTTCTTTATAGGTCACATAGTTTGACACACGAGCACTCTGTCCTGGCCAGTGTTTGAATATGCGATTCATCACTGTTTCCTGCTGCCAATGTGGGAAATCTAAGTCGATGTCGGGTAGGTCATCGCGCTTGGGATTCATGAAGCGTGATAAGGGTATATGTTCTTTAATTGGATCTACATCAGATATATCTAACAGCCAACAGATCAAACTGCTGCCTGCAGATCCTCTGGTTATGTGGGGGATATCTCTAGTGAGATTCAGTATCTCTACTACTCGTAGAAAGTGTTTGGCGAAACCCAATCGTGCTATGATTTCTAGTTCTTCTGCTAGCCTATCTGCGTATGCTTGGCCTTGGGGTACGTCTCTGACAAACTTGCCTACCAGTGTTTCTAGTTCTTTGTATCTTGCTTCCATATCTGCCTCTCGTTGCCTTAGGCAGATATTTATTGTGAAAGATCAGTTGGTTTTTCTTATTTTGGCTAGATTGAAAAACTCTAAGATTAGTATATAGATCCATCCTATGTCTATTTCATACCAGCGTTGTTTGAACTTAGCAGAGGCACCATCTGCGTGATGATTATTATGTAGTTCTTCACCACCTATCCATACAGCCCAAGGCCAAAGATTACGGCTAGTATCTTTGGTGTCTGTGTTGCGATATCCCCACCAATGGCTCAGTCCGTTGATAACTCCTGCTGCCCAGAAAGGTATCCACAGCATTTGAACACCCCAGACCACGAATCCCACAGGACCAAAAAGAGCAAGATCTATGATCAACATTATGAGAATCCCTAGGCGACTGTGTGGGGTGTATAAGTTTTCTTCTATCCAGTCGTTGGGCGTACCTGTGCCCAGTTCCTGTAGAAGTATTTTATTTTTTGCTGCTTTGACATAGAGCAAGGCACCACCAAACAGCACACGCCAGATACCACATATCTGAGGTGAGTGCGGATCTCCTTCTTGGTCGCTGCGTTGATGATGTTTACGATGTATGGCCACCCATTCTTTTGTGACCATGCCTGTGGTTAGCCATAACCAAAAACGCATAAAGTGTGCTACCGCAGGATGGAACTGCACTGCTCTGTGTGCCTGGCTACGATGTAGATACAGAGTAACACAGGCTATGGTGATTTGTACCATCACCAAGGTATATATGATTGTTAACATTAGTAGTTACCTGAGGCTAAAACTATTTTACAGATATGTTCCAGTCGCTCGATATGTTCGAAGGATCTCCATGGAGATTGATCTATGGCTACAACCCCGTGACCTTTGATACCTACGATATCGTACTTAATCTCACCTGTAGTTTCATTTAAACCCAAGTTTTTGTGACACTGATCTCCTAGTTCCTGTGATATAGGAGGAACATCACCTACGTTCGTTGCTACCCTTGTATATCGACTAAGTTCTGGAAAATCTTTTACTAGTTCACTTAATTCTATACCGGCATGCATAGCGGCCACACAATAAGTCGGATGAAGGTGTGTTACAACTCTAACTTCATCTTTATGAATAGATTTTTGTAGTCCAAAATGTAAAGGCATTTCTCCTGTGGGCTTTAGTCCCTGTGAGATATCGCTGTAGGGCATCTCTTGCCATAATGTAACAGGACCTTTTAAAATTTTTATCTTCTTAAATTGGTCTGGTTGTAGTGTCTGTTTGCGAACACCACTGGGTGTGACATAAAAATGATCGCGGTCGTGATGACGGATACTGATATTACCATCACGACTCGTAATCCAATTACGCTTATATGCCTCTACTAGAATATCACAGATAGTTTCTAACATTAATGAAACTGTTCCTCTTCTGTGCTGCCTTTCAATGCCTGTGTTGAAGCATTTTTTTCTATAGTAGTAGTCACTCTATCGAAATATCCCGTACCTACTTCTCGCTGATGCTTGACTGCTTCAAATCCTCTGTCAGCGGCAGCGAACTCTTTCTCTTGTAGTTCCACAAATGCTGGCATGCCATCACGAGCATAGCCATAAGCCATATCAAACATATGGTAGTTAAGATTATGAAACCCAGCGAGTGTAATGAACTGGAACTTATAACCCATTGCTCCAAGCTCGCGCTGGAAACGGCTAATTGCGTCTGCATCTAGATTCTTCCTCCAATTAAATGATGGTGAACAGTTGTAGGCCAACATCTTGCCGGGATAGTGTCGGTGGATCTCTTCGGCAAACCTGCGTGCGAAATCAAGATCGGGTTTCCCTGTTTCACACCATACGAGATCTGCATAGGGGCAGTAGGCCAGTGCTCTGCTGACTGCTTGGTCGAATCCTGCTCGGGTTCTAAAGAAACCTTCCACAGTTCTTTCACCAGTAAGAAAAGGAACGTCGTTAGGATCAACATCGCTAGTGATAAGGTCACCAGCTTCGGCATCAGTACGAGCGATAACGAGAGTAGGCACGCCCAAGACATCAGCAGCGAGACGAGCGGCAACAAGTTTATTGACTGCTTCTCTGGTTGGTACAAGGACTTTTCCTCCCATATGTCCGCATTTCTTGACTGATGCTAACTGATCTTCGAAGTGTACTCCTGCAGCACCTGCTCGGATCATGGCTTTCATCAGTTCAAAAGCATTTAACACACCACCAAAGCCTGCTTCAGCATCAGCGACTATGGGTGCGAAGAAATCTCTATCTCCCGTCTGTTCCATCCACTGTATCTGATCTGCTCTGCGGAATGTGTTGTTTATTCTATTTACTACCGCAGGCACTGAATCTGCTGGGTATAGACTCTGATCTGGATACATCTCTCCTGCTAGATTAGCATCACCTGCTACCTGCCATCCGCTTAGATATATTGCTTTGAGTCCTGCTTTGACCTGCTGTAGGGCCTGCATGCCTGTTAGAGCACCTAGTGTATTGACATATGGCTCATCGTGCAAGAGTCGCCATAGTTTTTTGGCTTGATCGACAGCAAACTGATCTGGATAAACTCGCGAACCTTGTAGATTTACTACATCCTCTGCTGTGTAGGGTCTTTTAACCCCACTCCATCTGTCATTGGTGGCCCATTCTTTTTGTAGACGATATGCCAGCCAACTTCTATCTGCTGTCTGTGAGTGTGTTGGTTCCATTTTGCTTCTCCTAATTTGTGTCCAGTATTTATGGCAGAGCAGCAGAGGTTGACAAAATCATTAACTGAGCATATAATAACAATATGAAAAAAAGCATCGCAGCTCTGTCCATTTTAATTGCTTGTCAGAGTTGGGCACAACAATGGCACATCGAAGAATCATGGAAATCTGCTGTTGTGCATGTACCAGGAAAATGGTTTTCTTCTAAATTGGAAAATGTAGAAGTAGAAAATCCCATGCCTGTGGTTATATACTTGCATGGATGCTCTGGCATTTCTCAGACAGATCAAAGTTGGGCTCGAACATTAAAGGGCATGGGCTTCGTGGTGGTCATGCCCGATTCTTTAGCCATACCCGGTCGGCAAAGCAATTGCGATACTGTTAATAAAAAAACTAATCTAGGCAAAGTGAATGCTACAGAACTCCGTAGCCGAGAAGTCGAATACGCACTAAAACAAATAAGACTCAAACCTTGGGCGGATCAAAGAAGAATCTTTATTATGGGACACAGCGAAGGCGCAGTAGGGGTTACGAGAGTCAACGACGAATTAATCAAAGGCATAGTGATATCAGGTTTCCCTTGTGTGCATGGCCTTTGGGCAGATAAAAATATTCCAGTTCTGGCGATAGGTTGGAGTGAGGATCCCTGGTTCGGTAATAGATATAATCATCGACAGTGTATCGATCATTGGGGTGATCGATCAGATGCTACACAGATAGTTCTAGAAGGTAGAGGGCACGGAACTGCTGAAGAATCCAGGGCTATAGAAGGTGTCAAAAGTTTTTTTAAAAGGTTAATCAGTGAAAAATAAAGTTATTTTAACAGACGCAGACGGTGTAATTTTGGATTGGGAGTACGCCTTTGATATTTGGATGCAAGAACACGGTTTCCAAAAGCAAGACGGTGGACAGTTCATCTACAATATCGGTCGTCGATACGGCATCGATATGGAGCAGGGCAAGAAGCTGATTAAAATCTTTAACGAATCGGCATCTGTTGGATTCCTTCCTGCACTACGAGATTCGATGTATTATGTAAAACGACTGCACGAAGAGCAAGGTTATGTGTTCCACTGCATCACTAGCCTTAGCAAAAACGAAAACGCTCAAAAACTTCGCACGATGAATCTGCAGAAGCTGTTTGGCAAGACAGCCTTTGCACACTACATCTTCCTAGATACGGGTGAGGACAAAGACGGTGTCCTGCAGGATTACAAAGATTCTGGACTTTGGTGGATTGAGGACAAGATCACTAATGCAGAAACAGGATTGAATTTAGGATTGAAACCTTTGCTCATGGAACACGGGCATAATATGGATTACGATAACCCATTGATTCCTAGAGTAAAAAATTGGAAAGATATCTACGAAAGAATCGTAGACAGTGTTTAAAGTTTTAAACTTTATACTTTTGTGCTTAGTGGTTTTTGGAATGTGCCTGCTGATCATTCCGATTATTGGAATAGTGTTCGGCTTAATAAAAAGCTCACTTTAGGATGCCATTCCGGGGCACGACTCCCATAACATCCACGCCAGCAGCCGGCGACACCTATGTAACGATAACGTCCTAAGGTAGGTGTTAGTTGCACCAACTTTGTTTTGCATCACCGTAGTATTCACGGGCTAGTCCGTTGGCGATCAAACCTTGGCGCACACTCTGTCCATTGACCGTGATGTCACCTAGCACTCGTCCACCGAACTTGTCCCAACCGTATAAGGTGACCTGTATCTTACCTCCCTGTTGTATCAGCTGTGTGGTCCACTTGCTGGCCATCTGTGCTCGCTGGTCCTCCTGCGGGCACTGGGCACGGTGTCCTTTCTCTGGGGTATCCACACCAAAAATCCTGACAGCCAGTTCTGGCTTTAGGGGTGCTGGTAGGAAGGGTGCGGCAATCACGATGGTGTCGCCGTCTGATACTCTAATGACCTGCGCATCGTAGGTCGCAGAGTTCTTGGGCATCTTCTGCGCCAGGGCGATCATTGGTACTGCCAGTAATAATAGTAGTAGTTTTTTCATGATATTTCCTTTTTGTTATTTATTCTTAGTCCAGAAGCCCAGGCGTTCTCCAGCAGGGCTGGCATACCACGAATATCCCTGGGGATTCGCGAGACTGTCCCCTCGCCAGACGGGTATTATTTCGTCCGATCCATGATTCGCGAAATCATCGTTCCAGCGCAGATGCACTTCTATGGCTTTGGTACCTATGTATTCTACATTGACCCAGGCTGCCTGTGTTTCTAGTCCTTTTAGAAAACTCGGAAACGGTAATCTATCTGATACCTTAGACCAGCGGCTGAACCTATCTAGCCTGTCGGGATCGTTCCGGAATCCCTCCACGGTGAGTTCCTGCTGTCCCCAGTGATAGTCTACAGAGATGTGCCTGCCCACAAGCACTTCGCTCCAGAAATATCCGTCTGGTACTACTCCATCGTCACCTCGATGCATGAACATTTTTTGGGCGCCTCGGCTCATCATCCTTATATTAGTGATGGGACGCACGATATAATAACCGTCTCGGGGTACAGGTATACCTGCGGGAGCAGCCATTATGTCCTGCTTACGGGCTACGATCAGTTTGTCGTAGATCCAAAGCCAATCGCGAGGACAGCGATTCCACACGTCTCTGTCACTGACCTGATCCACGGTCTGTTTCTTTGAACTGATAGAACCAATTGGTATCACCGCCCGTGCTCCATTTGCTGACGTTCTCCACTGACCATATATCTGCGGGGATCTTGAAATCTGGTGTTTTCAGTTCATTGGGCACGAGACTGACATCATACCATAGGCAGCGATTGTTGGGTTGGCAGGCAAACTGTCCATTGTCTAGTTTGATAAAATTATAGCTCTTGTGTTCCTGCGCTCCTTCCGTGAATGTGACATCCAGCCTGTTGTGGTCGGGCGCAGCGAAGTCTATGGTGAACAGATAGTTGCCCAGATGAAACTTGCGATCCTTGCCATAATATTTGACCTTGAGTCCACGGAGATTTGATTTCTCTATGACTGCCATATCGTAGCCTAGGCAGTCCCAGATCTGGAGATTATCCAAGGGCAAATATTCAGACACGGGTTTCCACACGAACGCTGA